CCACCACCTCCTGTGGAAAAAGTTTTTAAAACTTCACAGGCACAACGAGACAAACAGAATGAAAGAAGACGGGCAAACGCCGAAGCTTATAAAGAGCAACGAAAAGCGTGGGACGAATCAAGAGCAACAAAAATGTCTGGTATTAGAGCATTAGGTCTTGACCCCAAAGAAGTAGTGGATAAATATAACAGGGACGAACGAAGATTAGATCAATTAGTAGCAAACTTGGAAGTTGTAAAAGACCCAAAAAAGCGTTCCGATTATTTAGAAGAAATGTCGGCCATTCGCCGCCGTCGCCCTCAGTATGAAGAACAGATGAAACCAATCTACACTAAATATTTAGCTGAAATTGTTAATTCGGGTAATACAAAACAAAATATTGTTATTGAGAGAAGCGAACCAACCCCTGAAACCTTCTTAAGACCTGTGGATAATACAGGTCAAATAGCAAGCGAAGTTGAAATGAGCGAAAAAGCACGGGGCAAACTACCGATGGCGGCGGCAGTTGTTGAGGAGGAAGAAGACTCGGATTATGAAGAAGAAGAAGAGGAGGAGGAAGAAGAGGACGAAGATTTTTGAAACGAGAGAAAATAATAATCTAATGTTAAATAATATGGAGAACATTAGATTATTTAACGGAGATTGTAATGAAGTTATGAAAGAAATTGAAACAGGGTCAGTTGATTTAGTATTCTGCGATTTACCTTACGGAATTACAAGTTGTTCTTGGGATATAAAAATAGACTTAGAAAAGTTTTGGAAAGAAATCAATAGAATAACTAAAGAAACCACTCCAATCTTTTTTACTACTACTACTAAGTTTGGAGTTGAACTCATTATGTCTAATCCAAAGAACTTTAGATATGATTTGGTTTGGGTTAAATCGGCAAGTTGTGGATTTATGAACGCTAAAAAGATGCCGATGAGAAAACACGAAATGATTTATGTTTTTTATAGAAAACTTCCGCTTTATGATTTATCAAGTCACAGTCATAAGTTTTTAAAAGATAGTGTTATACAAATACGAGGAAAAGATAAAGCAGTAAAAGAAGATGTTTATAACGCCGATGAAAGATTTATAAGCGGAAAATTATATCATTATCCTAGACAATTACAAAAAGGAGATGAAAGCGTGTATGACCCACCACTACCAAATAGCGTTATTAGAGATACTACTGACTATACAAACAATAGCGAATTATATGGAATAATTGATAGACCAGATTTTATGAGAAAAGATGGTGAAAGCGTTTATGACCCCCCACTACCTAATAGTATATTAGAAATTAAAAGTAGAAAAGGAAAGCATTCCACTCAAAAACCAGTTGATTTAATCAATTGGATTTTAAAATACTATAGTAAAGAAGGCGATGTTGTTCTTGACCCTACTATGGGAAGCGGTTCTACAGGTATTGCCTGTAAAGGAATGAACCGCAAGTTCATAGGAATAGAATTATGCGAAGACATTTTTACTAAAGCAAAAGAAAATATTTGCGGGGACGTCCCCGCTCGCCGTTAGGGGGTTTAAGGGGCATCGCCCCTTATTTTAACCGGTTAATTTATCCAAATTGAAACCAACGTGTCAGCATCAAAACCGGTTGCTTTCTCATTCCGGTCTATAAACCGAGTATATTCACTTAAATCCATCATCATCTTCTCGCAGCAAATAATCCGAAGGGCACAATGTCTGCCACAGGTATTAATATAAGGACTTACTTTTTGAAACTTTTTCTTGTTATAAACCAGTCTATATTTGGCATCTGACTTTTTCATTAGTTGAGTTAGATAGTCCTGCCCTTGTCCTAGTCTAATATTCATCATTCTAGAAACAAATCCATTTTTTTGTTTATCTACGTTCTCGCCATATGAGTTAAACATTTCAATCGTGTCATTATACTTTAATACTACAACCCAGTGACCCTGATGAGGTTTAAACTCAACTAATATAATCCTATAGTCAAGTTCCTTTGGTAATAACTCATCTATAGTATTATAATTTGCTAAATCAGAATAAATAATTACTTCGCTCTCTGGACCAGTACCAAAATATCGCTCAAGGTCAGCATCGCTTAGTGGAGTCTTAATCCGCTCCTCAATTACATTCATATCAAGATTTGCTGGTATTTTAAACATTATATTATTTAATTAGATTATAATTAGGGACGTTCGTCCCTAAAACCCTTTTGACTACACTTTTTTAAAGTGTATCTTCAGCACTTACGGAAATCAATGGCATTCCATTAACTCCAATTTGATTAGTTAAAGGCACTAATTTATCAGCAATAGAACGTCCAATAATATCACTGCTTTCAATTAGTCTAATGTAAGTATTATAAGATTTTTCAATATAATCTTTACTTGGAATTGGTCTAGAATGAGGTGCTAAAGAAAGAGTTTTGAATATGTCTATACCCAGTAAATAAAAGTCTCGCTGTGCTACTAAATGATTTTCCAAGCGTTTTTGTATTCCAAAAAATAACTCAATACTGCCTATGATAGAGCAAGTTAAAGCAATCAGCGAAGTTGTTATACTAATTGCCCCCTGTGTCGCATATGGTTGAAGTCCAACTGAAATTATGCTATTACACCCACTTAAAATAATAATAGGCAAACGATAGTAAATAAGAGTATCTTTGAGTTTAAAATATGCTGACTTATGAGCGTTGGCAAATAATACACAGTTGATTCTTATATTATTTAATACTTGACATTCTTCATCAGTCCAGTTCTCCATTTACATTAACCTCAGATTTTAAATGCGGGGTTCCGTCCCCGATCACCGGTTGGGGTTTAAGGGGCGTTGCCCCTTAAATTATTTAAAAAGGTATTTAAAACTTGGCATTCCATATCCAACTCAATAATAACTTTCTCTTCTTCTTTTGTCTCAGGATGTGTTAGTGTAAGAACACATTTGCCATCTTCAATTGCTGCTTTTCCACATTCTTTTATGAATGATGCCAAATATCGCCATTTTACAGATTCTTCCTCACCATCTACAGCAAAAACTTCATTTGCTTTTTTAAGGTAAGCATTAACCACATACTCAATCAACGTTAAACCACTCATTTCTATATAGAATACTTATTTTGTCTTTAAGTGATTTAACGCATTAAAGACAAAACCCCTAAAAATAATCTAATATTATATTATTAAATGTCCGTGAGTACTTTAGAAGATTCTAAACCAGCAAGATATTTTTTATCTATAGGAGGAGACCAACATATAGTGGGGTCAGCAAATGACCCTGATGTAGACCATTTTGCCGATGTAGATTTAATGGAAACAAAAGACTTCGCTCTGCCACCTGGAAATAATTCAAAAGAAGTTATAAGCGAGCATATACTTAAATTATTTCAAGAAAAGTTTGCCAAAGCGTATGCCTCCAAAAATACTTGGATTACTGACTTTAAGTGCGGGCAACTTCCAGGCGGAGAAGCAATCCGCTGGAACAGAGAAACAATTGCCGCTGGGGTTTTAGTATTAGACAGAAAACAAATCTTTTTTACTGATTGTCTCCAGACTACAAGTCGCATCAAAATGGATATTATTTATTTTAAGGATAACAATTTCATAGAAGTGAGTGATATTTATCTTATAAGTATGGGAGACTTTACCACATATAACCCAGAACTTTCAACTACTGAAGCGATGCTGGCAGCACTACGGCACGACAGTGAATTATACTATAAGGAGGGCAATCCCTATAAAGCAGTAAAAAGACTGTATAGTTATGCTAAACTCATTGGAAATGAATTATTAAGGAAAAAACTATTAACTATTATAAATGAGTTAGGTCCAATCTATATGAAAGTAAAAGATGAAGATATAGCGGAAATGTTGATGACCCAGAAGTTTAGACCTTTAACCCCAACACAACTAAAAATTGTTAAAAAAATCACAGGCGATGGAGTTAATGAAACTGAAAAGTTGAAACAATTGACTGAGAACGCAATCAAAAAGTATAAACTAACAAAGTGGTTTAGTTAATATTTTAAAATAATAATCTAACATTATATATTATTATCAATGAACGTTGAAAACGTTGGAAAAACTATAGCAAAGATAGTATTTGAGGGAGACAAAACCAAGAGCAGACTTTTATCAGTTAGTGCTGAAAATGAGAATGTTGATGAAGTATATACAGAACTAAAACTAACAAAACCAAAAGAGCATTTTCAGCAGATTCCAACCAAGCAGCAAGAGCGGTCTATTTTATATATAACCGGTGCTTCTGGTTCCGGCAAAAGTTATTATACTAGAGCATATGCTGATGAATATCATAAGATTTACCCACACAATCCAATTTACTTAATCTCATCACTCAACGAAGATTCGTCAATTGATAAAGTTAAAACATTAAAGCGTGTGGTTATTGATGACAAGTTTTTAGATGCTACTTTAGATGCGAGTGACTTTAAAGACTCTCTTACGATATTTGATGATACTGACTGTTTGACTGATAAAACCAAACGAGTTAAAGTTAATAGTTTATTAAATGCTTTACTTGAAACCGGTCGGCATCATAACTGCTCTGTTATTTATACCAGTCACGTTCCAACTGCTGGTTTAGACACCAAACGCATTTTGAATGAGGCACACAGCATAACTATCTTTCCACATTCGCTTGGCGGACGCTCACTAAAATATTTGTTAGAAAATTACCTTGGGTTTGATAAGCAACAAATTAAGAAATTAAAAAAATTAAGCAGTCGCTGGGTCACTATCATAAAAACTTATCCTATGGTTGTGTTGAGTGAAAAGGAAGCATTTAAAGTACAAACGGATGACGACTAAGTGGAATATCTCGTTGTTTTAGTTTTAAAGACCCATCGCTTTGATAATTATCATATTCACTTAATAGTCTGCCCCTTTCGTGAACTCCAATATACATTAGAAGTTTAGTCTATACATCAAA